AAAGCAACATGAGATTGGTTTGTTGTAGATCCGTCTGGGTTTTGAATGTCTGCAAACTTTCCATAATATATTTGTTGATCTGTAAGTGAACTAGGTGAAGTTGCACCAGATGAGTCAGAAGTATTTAAGTCTGTTATTTGTTCATCATCAAGAAAAACCTTGTTTCCACTATTTACTTGTCCTTCACATAAAGCCAAAACTAAGAACAGAAATTTATTTGTACTATCAAGTTCAAGAAATACTATTGTTCCCCCTGTCCTTCTAAATCCGTAAATTATTGGCAATCCTGCTGAACTTGATTGTTTATTAACTAATATTCCATCATTGTTTTGATTAGGATCGTTGAAGCCACCATCATCAAAATCTGGTATTTCTGGTATAGGTATGAGCCATGATATAACATCTTCAACTACATCTACTATTGCATCAACAACATCTTCAACAACATCTACGATATCCTCAACAACATCAATTATTTCTTCTACAGGGTTGCACATTTATATATCCAATTCTTTCCCATCTCTGTAAAACCGAATTTTTTAAATAAAGGATCAAGTTTCATTTCAGTTATGATTTGTAAAAATATGTCACCATCTTTTGCAATCTTTTTTACACCATCTAAAAGATTTCTAAATACTAATATATTTCTATGTTCTGGTTTCACATAAAACCATTGGACATTGTACATATATCTTTCTGCCCACCAATACTGTGATTTAAAAAAACCAATGCTACCAACAATCTCATCTTGTCCTTCAATACAACAACAAATGATTTTACCTTTAGTAAATAATAAATCTAAAATTTTATATGCTTTATCTTCATCTACTTGTGGAAATATTTTACGGAACTCTTGTCTAAATTGTTTGCCTAATTCATATAATTGATCTAGTTCTTTTTCCCCTGCTTGAAAGAATTTATATTTAGCCATTATGATTGATTACCCCATTTTAAATCTTTTATTATTTGATCTGAATATTCAAACCCTTTATCATTAGCAAAAAACCTCTGCTGTGTTGAGTCATTGGTTATTCTTCCATTTACTTGTCCTGCATTTGCAAAGTAACTCTCTAAATCAAATTTAATTGTTGCAGTATTATTATTATCTACAATTTGAAATGAATTTATAAAACCATGATACAATAGAAATGGATCTGCAATAATAGAATTAGAAGAATTTAAAAAGGCTCTAAATATTTTTACTTCATCATGTATAATATTGTTTTGTAAAGCTAAGGCTATATATGTTTGATCTACTCCTGTTAAGGTAAGACTAAATCTTGAAACATTTACACCTTGACTCTCTGTAACATTTGATGCGTCTAATAATACACCAGAAGATAAATATGTTGAAGATGATCCAGATACACTTGAAGTTAATGGAAAACTATTTTCTGTGAAAGCTAAATTATTCCCTGCTAAAGAAATATTTACTAAATGAATTGCATTTATATTCTTTGTTGCAAGTTCAGTTGTAACAGCACTTGTTAATCCTCTGGACATTAAAAAGCCTCTGAAACATCAATCTCATATGTAAATAATAGTTCTCCTGTATTGGTAATAGAATTGGTTTTAAACTCTTGTAAATCAGAAACTAATCTGACTGTAATAGGAACACTATCATATGTAATATTCTGAGAAGATATTGCTGATTTCAATGGTGGCTCTATTGTAATTGTGCCTGTAGATATATCTGCATGATCTGAAACAATCATGTAAACCTTTGTATGATTTGCAAACTTAATTATATCTCCTGCTTTGAATGATCCAGATGCACCACCACCTAATGTAATTGAAGTTGCACCTGCTGAAGCTGTGCCATGTGGTGTTCCACTTGCAGTTCCAGATGAATTAAAATTTGCAGGAAGTGTAACAGTAAATGTTTCTTTCCTTGATCTTTGACTCATTATAAAAGCCATCATAGGTTTAAATTCTGATTGTTTTATTAATGGATATGATAATGAAAAAGAAAACCTTTGCCCATCTACTTGTCTTGTAAACTGTGTTCCATCTTCTGCTACAGATACTAATGTCTTTTGATTGCTTTTAAAATTTATAGCTGAAAAGTTTGTTAATGGTAAAGATCCACTCATTATATCACCGCAGGTCTCCCTTTATCTGTTACTGCTTCGTTTATTAAATTGACTATAGTGCTTCTTTCATTTCTTAACAAGGATCTAAAACCTCTTGTATCAACTGCATTGATTGTAAAACTTACATTTGTTACAGAACCACCTAATTGATTGTTTGGAACTATTGTACCTGCTTGTTGGGGAATAAATAATTCAGGTCCTGCTTCTCCCACAATCGAAGGTCTGTTTACAGGTGGTCTCCCACCATTTTCAAATCCTTTTATTTTATTCACTAAACCCATACCAAATTTTATAGCTAAACCTACAGCGGCAATATTAAATGGAAATGGTATAGCTTTAAAAGTAGCCAATGCACCCTCATAAACACTCATCAATGCTTTTCGTATAGATGTTGCTTTGAACATGGCTAGAGATTTATTTAATGCAAATTGTACTGCCTCTCCTATCAACGCTTCTACTAATGCTCTCTTTACAGCTTCACCAAAACTTTTCATATCAAGTTTTCCTGTGATTACAAAATCAGTTAAACTTTTTGTTAAACTCGTAAATGCAACTTCTCCTGCTTTCTGAAAGCCAGTAAATGTTTTTTTATCCATAGCATCTATAAATCCTTTTTTGAATTCACCTAATTTTTCAGTTAAAAAACCAACTTCTTGACTTGTTCCTTCAAATCCAATTAATATTTCTCTAAATGGTAAACTATTAAGAGAATTATTTACTTGATCTATTAAAAAACCAATATTCTCAAATTCTACTGAGAGGGGATCTAAAGTTTCTCTTAAAGATTCTAATTCATTAACTAATGTTTTTGCTTCATTTTGTAAAATACTAAATTTTGGATCTGAAACATTTGCTAATAATTCTAATTCATCTGATAATAAAGATACCTCATCATTTAATTCTTGCAAACTCTTAGGTTTTTCAAACATTTTAAAAAATTGATCTAATTTTCCTGTAGTTTCTGCTAAAACCAAACCTGCGGCGGCTAATAATCCAACAAAATTTGTCATAGCTTTTCTATTAAAAGAAAGCATAGCAACAGCAGACCTACCTATTGAAACTGCCAAAGATAAAAATGCTTTTGATAATCCAAAAATAGCTACTGTCATTCCTAATTTTTTAAAGGTTTCAAAGTTTTCATTTACAAATTTTACACCATCAGCAAGTGTTGTTATTGCAGTCGCTAGACTTTTTCCTATTGCTTCAGCTAAAACATTAATTTGTTTTTCATTTTCAGCAAAAAAACTATCTAATGCTTTAAACTCACCTTTTAATTCATCAAAAAATTCTTGTGATACTCTTTTTTGAAACCCAAAATATTTATCTCCTATCATTGAGATAGTACCTTCAAGAGTTGTTGCTAAATCTTTTGTGGCATTTGCAAATTGACCTTCACCAGAAAATAGTTCTTCGAATCTTTTTACTGTTTCTTCTGCTGTAACTTTTGCACCATTTTGAAAACCTAATAATGCTCTGACACCTCGTTCTCTAAATAAGTCTGCCGCACCTATACCACCTGCAAACGCTCTTTGAATTTGTGAAGATGTTGTTTCAAAATCAAGTCCTGTGACTGCCGCAACATTACCTGTGATCTCTAGAACTCTATTTAAATCTTTTGCATCTTTAGAAACAACTGCAAGGTTTCCAGAGGCTCTAGATATTTCTGCTAATGAAAAAGGTACTTTACCTGCAAATTTTGTTAAATTATCAAAGGCAGTTTGACCTTCTTCAAGACTTCCAAATAAAAATTTAAATCTAACTTGTAAACTTTCGACTTCTTTTCCGACATCAACAAATCCTTTAATTGCAACACCGACACCTAAACCAACTAAAGCATTTCTAAGGTTTAATACAGAATTTTTTGTTTTTTCAAGATTTCCTTGAACTTGATTTAATGCTTGTTTTGATTTATCTCTTGCAAGAATATCAATATTCAATTTTTTTGTAGACATTATCTTCTTTTACCTTGCATTTTTGCTTTATTCAATTCTTTTTGCTGTTCC